GACGGGCCAGCTCATGCACTGAGCTTCCCCAGCGACCCACTGGCAATGGCGCTCGTCGGGGGTCCACTCAGGCTTGTGTTCTCCACCAGCGATCAGGCGCATTCCCTGATTAGCCAGCTGTGCACCCCTGCCACCAGAAGCAGCAGGGGACACACCTGGGTAGTAGCCAGCCTGGAGTGAGGTTCCAGAGCGACTAACTAGGGCCTGATCCATCAGTGTCCTAGAAGTAGTACGTTGACTGAGTGGGTGGAGCAGTTGGCGGCTGCTGCCACCTGAGTACCCGCACCTGCTCCCACTCCACCTGCGGCGAGAAACGCCGCGAGCGTTGGGGCGCTAGGTGTTCCACCCAGGCGGACGCTTAGTCCACCTGCTGCATCGGTCGGTCCTACAGGGTCAACCAGAATTGCGTTGAGCGTCAGGAGGCCGACAGAAGCCAGAGGAATGGTATCTCCACCCGTGGCGTATGAGGCGCTGAACGTCAGCGTTCCCTTGACGCCGCGAAGCATGTCACCATCGCCGTTAGGCGACGGCATGCTGAACTCAGCCTGGTCTGCGAAAGAGCCAGAAGCTCGTGCAAAGGTGCATGCACCCATGTGTTAATACCTCAGGCCGTAATGAGTCCGAGGTCGATCAGCGCAGCGTGCATAGCTGCTGCGGTGACTGCGACACCCGTGATTGGTGGCTGAGCGCTCGTCAGGGGACCTCCAACTACGGAAGCTGCCAGCTGACGCTCAAGGATGTGGATAGGACTCTTGCTCGTATCTGCTGCTGCCATGTTCTTACCTCAAGTGGTGATGTAGCCTAGGAGGACCAGGGCTGCGTGGATACCAGCGTCACTCACAGCAACGCCCGTAATAGGCGGACGAACGCTTGAAGGCCCCGTCGCTGCCGCGATACGGCGCTCCATGAAGTGCACTGGACTCCTGCTGGTGTCTGCTGCTGCCATGTATTTCTCCTTGAGAGAAAGGGGGGCCGAAGCCCCCCGATCAATCAGACGGCGGTCTTGTTCTGGAGAACGCTGTGACGCTTGCGGTTAGAGATGCCCAGCTCTCCCATGAGGAGGATCTGTGCGTAGCGAGCGTTCTGGTTCTCAGGACGGACGAACGGCGTGCTCTTGAACCACACATCGGCATGGCCCGTCAGGCGCAGGTACTTGCTGTTGAGCATGTACATGGTGTTCGCCTGGCAGTACACGTCGTACGTGACAGGAGCGTTGTGGAAGACGAGGTTCTCGAAACCAGCGTCAGCCGTCTTGGTGTCCGTGTACCTCAGGTTGTCCTGGAGCAGTGAGTTGTACTTCTCGTACAGCGCCTGCGTGGTCAGAACAACGTTAGGCCTGTCGTTACCGACTGAGGCCGTGTTGTACGAGTTCTCCATACGGCTCTTGGTTAGAACCTCTGCGGTCGTGTTGATGTTGGACTGCCACCACGTCTGGACTGCGGGGTCGATGCCACCAACTGCCGTGGCGTTCTGACCCACTAGGTGAGCCAGGCCAAGGAAGTTCTTGCCACCATTACCCGTTCCATCGAGGAAGAACATGGAGTCTAGCTGCTCCAGGATCGTCTCCTCGGTCTGCATCGTCTTGGCCTCCAGCAGGTCAATGACCTCCTGCTCAGAGTTGTTGATGGCCTCCTCACGGCCAGAGATGCTGATGGAAGCGGCGTATTCCTTCCACGTGAACTCGGCGGCTGACATGCCGTCCTGAGGCGTGGTTGGGATTACGTCGTAGCCGCTGTATGAGCCTGCCGTGGTGTTCTGTGCGTAGATGAGAGGCAGAACAATAGTCGTACCACCAGCGATGGTGCGAATCTGTCCAGCCTGCTTCAGGAAGAACACCAGAGGACGCGCGCTGAACACGTTGTCCTCTAGCTTGGGCAGGTAGTTCTTCAGCGTCGTAGCGACAACCGCATCGAAGTCTGCGAATGCCATTAGGCTGTTTCCTATTCGGGGTTAGTTGAGTTGATCACATACCGTGCTGTTGCTTGGCCAGTGCGAACGCCTCGCGGAGCGAGGTAGGTGCAGCTCCACTGCCTGGCGATACAGAGCCACGCTGAGTGTTACTCTGATCATGCACCTGGCCAGCTGCGAGTGCAGCCTGACGACGCTGTTCGGCAGCTACGGAATCCTGCTGGTCCTTCAGAACCTTCTGAGCCTGTAGCACCTGATGTGCCACTGTCAGGGTGGTCCCATTGTCCCTAGCGAAAGCCGCTAGAGCATACGGATCAGCGTTTGGATCCTGCTGTCGGATTGCAGCAATCTCGTTCTGCATCATCTGACGTGCGTACTGTTCCTGCTGCTGGGTCACCTGAGCCTGTAGATCACGCAGCTGTCGCTGCTCCTCACTACGCTCAACTGGCGCCAGAGCATTGTCGGGATCGAAGTCGTAGACCTCAGCCAGCTCTCGTAGTGTCTGCTGTGGATTCTGTTCCAGAGCAGCTACCAGGAGGTCTGCCTGCTGTAGACGACGCCTTTCCTCGGCTAGCTCCTGCGTCTTCTGGGTGTAGTCACGCCCCATCATAATGCCGTTGACGGCCTCACGGAAGGGCAGTTCTACATCGTTCCCACTGACCTTGATCTTTACCAGGTGGTCCCCGTACTGGTCAACCTCTAGGTAAGGAGGCGGAGCAGGTACTCCCCCTTCTACACCAGGCTCAGGGGCAGAACCCTCAGGAGCAGGTGGAGCCTCTGGAGTACCAGACTCAGGAGGCGGGGTAGGTGGGGTTGCTTCTCCCTGTGCTGGCTCTGAGCCAGTAGGAGGAGGCAGGGTGCTAAAGATGTCAGTCATTACGCTCCATCACGTGTGTTCTTGGACTTGCACGCGAGGCAACACAGAAGCTCTAACTCAAGAGTCCCCGAACGGTTGCTCTCTACATATCACTGATCAGGTGTCTCATCAAGGAACAAAGGAGGCCCAGAATGCCCACTGATCGTCTACGAAGTTGTTGTTGACTGAGGCTGCCGCGTAGTGCGCTACTAGCTCATCGAAGCTCTCACGGTCACTGACCTGCTCTGCTCGTGGACCACCCGTGTGTGCGTGCCAGAAGTTTCCTGTCAGGTCTACGTAACCGTAAGAAGGGTTAGGAATGTGCTCGAAGTCAGCGGCCATGACGATTGGGCCGCCAATGCCGTTGCGAACTTCTGCGTACTTCAGGTTCTGTGCGCCAGGATTCAGGCGACCAATTTCCATGCGAGCTGTCGTTTGGAACATGGCGATAGGACCAGCAGCGTCCACGATAGGTGAACCGATGTTGACCCAGCTCTGGCCGTTGTCAAACGACTCCATGTAGGTGAAGACGCTGTTACCAGCTGTATCGTCTGCGTCCATCGTCCAGCGAATGAAGTGCTCTGAACCGTCCACGAAGCCCGTGGCCGCAGATTCAGGACCCACACCCGTCAGCGTGCCATCAACAGACGCGAAGGCACGAATGGTGTTGTTGGGATGGACGCTCAGAACCCACTGAAGGTTTGGCACCACATCCGTGTGATTGCCCTGATTGATGATCCAGTGCGTGCTAACTGGAGTCCAGTCTGCCAGGATCACCTTAGCACGTACGTCAATGTCGCCTGTGATGGCGAAGGCTGGAATGTCCCTTGTGTAGACGCCAACGCTGCTAGTAGACCAGTTAGCTGGAGCAGCTCCACGATTCAGCGTCCAACCAAAGGCACCTACGCCATCAGGGATGCTGTCTCCCCCACTCTTTCCTACAACTCCCAGCGAGTCGAAGTTAACATCTGAGACGATGGTTCCATTGACGCCACCCGTCTTGATCTGGGCACGATAGTAGTTTCCTGCCAGGTTGCCCTGGAAACCAACAGCGCCATGACCACCGATGACAGCAGAGATATTGGGGTTATTGATCGACTCCTCACCTGCTACAGACTGAACTGTGCCCAACTGGACCCAATCACCCTGAGCTACGGTCGTGGCCGTGTAGAAGGTGGCAGTTCTATTACCAGCGTTAGTGGTGTCTACGTCGATGCCCACAGCGTGACGTGTACCATTGGTAAATCCTGTTGCTGCTGACGACGTGAAGATGCGCTCTAGCGTTCCATTAGGACTGTAGCCACCTAGAAGCAGTCCTGCTGGGTTGACCTGGAAGATCCAAGAACGCAGGTTGAACAGGACCTCCCACCTGGACATAAAGGTTCCAGTAGAATCAGGCGTCCAGTCGTCTAGGGCTACGTCAACCCCAACGAAGATCCTATCTGAAACGTGAGGGAACCCCGAAGTGGCATCAGACTGCGTGTAAGCACCACTAGTTACGTCCTGCCTCATAGACATCGTGCCCGCGCGATAGCGCTGGAGCAAAGCCGTGCCCGACTTCTCTACGCCAGGGAACCTAGCTGCCAGCTTGACAGCGATGTCGTCGTTTACTGTTACCATCAGAATATTGGTCCTCGATTAGGCAACGAATGCGTCCCAGAAGGCGTACTGATCATCCACAAAGTTGTTCTCAGCAGAAGCCCCAGCCATGTGGGCCATGTACTCCTCCCAATCATCCACATTGCTATCGGCACGATAGCTTTGGAGCAGAGCCGTAGCACTTGCCTCGGACATTCCTGGGTAATGGAGCTTCAGCTTAGACTGGATTAGGTCATTGATAGTCAGAGTGTTGATGTCAACTACGCCCATGAGACTAATCTGACGGGCTACGTCAGTCTCGATGGCTACCCCAATGATCCTAATGATCGGATCAACTACGCCAATAGGACGAGCTGTATCTGTTTCGCTGGCGATGCCTAGAACCCTCAGGATCGGGTCCACCTTGGTCAGCGTCAGGGCGGAATCGACCTCTACTGCGGTGAGGATAGGGATGAAGAACGGACCGCCGCCAGTTAGCAGGGGCGTCACTAGTAGTGCCGTATCCGTCTCTGCTGCTGCGCCAACCACACGCAGGATTGGGTCAACCTTGGTGAGCGCTAGAGCTGTGTCTGTCTCTGGTGCCAGGCCGATCGTCTTCAGGATCGGATCGACCTTCGTCAGAGCTAGCGCTGAGTCAGTCTCAGCAGCTGCGGTGATGGCTACCTGAGGAGCTTCACGCAACCTCAGAAATGAGACTGGTCCACACTGAACGGTGACCAGTGTGAAGGCCAGAGTAGGAGCAGCTGTGCCCGTACCAGCGGTCACCAGAGCATCGAACAGAATGACGTTGCCGTCATTGCCTGTGGGCACCCCTGCACCGCCGTTGCGGGCAGTAGTCGTGCCAAACGTGATCCCTGAAGCTGTGAAAGCTGGTGCCGTGATCCCAGCGTTGGCATCAGTATCCACAGCTGCGACAGCTACTAGCATGTCTCCAGGCTGGAAAGAAATCGCCGTGCTGGCGGTGGCACTTCGTCCAGAGCCGTGGGTAGCGTCGTCGCCTGTCGCAGTTGCTGCCGCGGCCCACGCCGCTGCCGTCTTTGTATAACGGGCACAAATGCCAACGCAGCCGCCCGTGGTTCCAGGGGTGCCAGTCTGATCGAACACGGTCGGGTTGGTCGGAATCGCATCCGACCTGTAATCAATGCGTGCGATCGACGTGTGAGCGTCGGCGGCGGTTCCAGTACCTCCCTGCAACTCACCGCCTGCCGTCCAGCTAGCCTCGTTAGCAGGATCGCACTCTGCCGTGGTCCGCCAGGCAGCTCGCCCAGCGACGTACATGTCTCCAGCGGCGCCACTTGCAGGCATAGCAACAGAGACGGTGGCCGTGCCACCTGCGGACTTAGCGCCAATGGTTCCAAAGGCGATAGTCATTAGCTAGCCCTATAGAACACCGCGATCTGAGCTGTTACATCAGAGCCGTCAGGGGTTACAGCGAAGTCGTGCCACGTGCCAGCCAGAATGTTAGAGTCCGTGCCCGCGGTCGTGTCAGAGTCGTAGTCGAATCCTAGGTGGGTGGTTGCGCCACCGCCAACACCGACTGCGGTCCAGGTCTGATCGGCAATGTCTACGTCAATACGGTCGTTGGGGTCGTCAATCGTGACCGTGATCGACCCATCAGAAATCGACTTGCGATCCCACGCGTCAGCGGTGACCTCAACCGTGGATCCCAGCGCCTCAAGCGCGGCAACGCTATCAGCGTCACGAATAGAGTTGTCTGCATCGGTCGAGTTCCAAGGGACCACGATGATGGCGCCGTTGGCATCAGCACCCGTGCGCGAACGCTCAGCCCACTCGGCAAAGCGGCCCTTAGAAATGTTGTGAACGAGATTAGCCATCAATGCGCTCCAGCTCGTAGAACCAGTCAACTCGGGTGTTACCGCGCTGATACACGTCATCGGTCACTGGCGTCTTATCGTCGCCAGGGTCCGCGTACTTGTCAGGCTGGTGCGTCACCTTGTAGTGGATCTTACCTACCACCAATGAGTCGAAGTGGTGAAACAGATGTGGCCTGGGGGCGTTTGGAGTGGTCTTCCACGGAGTGGTAGGAGCGCCTGCTGGGCGAGTCTCAACCCTCTCTCCCACGCCCCTGATCCAGCCCTGCTGAATGCCCCTATCGACCAGGCGCGTAGATAGCCTCGTCCTCTGTGGGGCCTCGACTACTTCCATTCGTCCATTGCGTAGACGATGGAAGACCATGCCGCGAAAGCCTTCGTCGTTGATTCGACGCGGCCTACGTGCGACAGGCGCTGGCGTCTTCTTATTTCCAAACATTAGAACATTGCTCCTTCAGGTAGTTCGTTGCCTGGGATGCCTGCTGAGTTCTCAAAGCCTCCACCCATAGGTGCGCCCTGAGGTCCGCCCACGCCACCCATCTCGCCCTCCATGCCAGGCTGCATAGGCATGCCCGTCATAGGGTCGATCATTGGCTGCACTACGAACTTGGTTGGATCCTTGACGCCAAAGCCCTCACGCAGCACGTGTTCTGCGAGCATGGCTGGGTCGATGACTCCCAGGTCGATGAACGGCTGCATAGCCTCCATTAGAGCAACTGCCGTCTGACGCCTGACCGTCTCGTTCTGAGGCTGAGTAGAACCAGCCTCGACCTCGAAGTCAAACTCTCCCTTGATGTCTTCATGGTCGTAAGGGATCCAGTAGATAGCCTGGTCAGGGCCAACAATGCGAGCGACCTGTGTGCTCTGCATGAACTCCTGCTGGAGCTGAATGACCCTACGAGCTACACGGGCGATGGACTTCTCGATCTGTGCCAGCTTCTCAGCACTACGTGCAGACACGTTGTCCTGGATGATGCTGGCCTCAGTTGCCGTGCGCCTTGTCTCTGGGACCTGCCCACGCTGGTACTCAGAGATACCAGACACGTCACCGATGTCCTTCTCGATGGTGTCTGAGTGCTCGAACAGCTCAGGTGGAACAGGGATCTGTGGCATGGCTGCCACGACCTGATTCAGGTCAGCACCCTCGTCTGCTACGAAGACGACTGTGTTGTCCACGTTTGACTCTAGGGCCTGGCGACCCTGGGCGTCGAAAGCGCCAGCTCGGGCCAGCGTCTTCCTAGCAAACTTCTGGCGCACCTGAATGCCGATCGAACGAGTCTTATTCAGCTCGTTGACCAATGGCTCAATAGCCTCTAGGTCGCCCATAGGGTAGAAGTAGTCAGGAACGTCGTAGTTCCTGATCATCACGAATGGCTGACCAAATGGGAATGGGCAAGGCTGGGGTTCTACCAGGAACTGCTCTGATCCCTCAGCGCACACAGCCATCGTATTGCGCTTGATGTCGTACCACTCGTAGATGGTGACGCGCTGATCCTCTGGATCCTGGTTGCCACGCAGCATCATTCGACGCTGCTGCTCCCTGAACTGATCAGCGTGCATGTCAGACTGCACAGACAGGCGCACTGACTGCTTGTAGCGCTTGTCCTTGCGCACGTCCTCCAGGGGACGAATGATGCGCTGGCAGATCCAGCGAGCATCGTCCATACCCGTGGCCTCTGGGTCTACGTAGATGTCCCAGGGGCTGACACGCTCGATGAAGGGCTGGTCTTCGGCAATGACGATCTTAGCCTCAGGGAGGGCCTGAGTGATTTCGTCGTTGTCGGGCACATCTCCAGCCATAGCAGGGTTCTCTGCTGAGAAGGCGTCAGCTTGGCTGACCGCCTCCTCATACATCTCTGACTTCTCATCGTCCTCGTAGGGAGCTTCCTGTTCCTTGTACCTGTAGCCGCACTTTACCCAACCATGGCCGATGAGGAGGTAATCCTTGACCGCTAGCCTGAACTGGTCCTGGAAGTTGAAGTGCTTCCAGTTGAAATTGGTAATGACCTCGGTGAGGACAGCCCTGTCCTCGTCCAGAGGGTCATTAGGCAGTACAGTGATCTTAGGGTAGTTAACTGAGACTGAGGGATAGATGACGTTGATCGTGCCGAAGGCGACATTAACGACGACCCTATCTTCCTTGGTCTGTACTGTCGGGAGGGTCTTGCCTCGATAGAGGTCAACCATTCGCTCCCAAAGTGCATCATACTGATGCTGCTGGCGGAAGGACTTGGCGCGCTCCAGCTCGTGCTTGTACCACTTGATGTAGGACTTCTTGGAACGGGCCATCAGTCACCTTACTTAGGCGCGCGATCGTATGACATTCCAGCGGCGTCCATCTCTGCGCGCTGGCGGCGGTCCAGCTCCCACTTAGACGGACCCCTCCACCACTCGGGGATCGCAACGCCCAGAGAGCTGGAACCGTCTCGCCAGCCTTCTAGCTTGCAGGGAAGACACGCACGCTCAGCGTGCTCGCATCCCTGGTTCACTTGGCGTTGACGCCTCGGTTCAGGCCCTGAGGTCCACCAGGGCGAGCAACGCTACCCGTGCCCCCACCAGCAGGCTTGTTCTGCTTGTAGCCAGGACGCGGCGTCTTGCCGTTCACTGACTGGACAGAACCTGCGCCAGCAGGCTTGTTGTTGTTGCGCGTGCCTGGACGAGGGTTGCCATTGCGAACGGTCTTGCTGCTGCCGTTGGTCTGCCTAGGCGTAAACGGCTTGGTGTTGTCTCGATACATAAGAATCCCTGTTTAGAGGTACGTACTCTCTGTCTATTCAGCCTGCGTGTCTCAGCGAAAGTCGGACCTGATGTTATGAAGGCCCAGAGGGACAGGCTCCTCGGGGCGGCGCTCTAGCTCCTTGGCCTTACCAACCCACCAATCCATCGTCCAACGATCGTCCTTCTTCTCCTGATCGTCCTCCTGCCACGTGTAGGAGAGCATCTGAACAGCGATGGCTAGAGCCATGACCCTATCGTCGTGAGGACTACCGTGCGTCTTGACCAAACCACCCGTAGTGTACTCACGGATGTAGGTCCTCAGCTCGGCCAGGGTCGCTGTGTCCCTGATGTCGATGGTGCCATCACGTAGAGCGGCGTTGAGGTCGTCAATCATCTTGGGCTTGGACACCTTGTTGGTGTGCCAGCCAAACTGTGGAGCAAACCCTTCAGTGATCTGACCCACGATCCTACGACGGAAGATCCTGGGGTACTTGTGCCTGCGCAGCGAACCAACAGTTACGTGACCGTGGTTGTTAATCTCGACGCCGATCAGAGCAGTGTTGTAGTAGCGACCCAGGAGCGCAAGCTGTTCACCGAATAGGTCTGGATCGGTGTGATCGTGCCAGGTAGCTGCCAGCATCCCCGTGCGCGCGTCCAGCACCATTGCCGCGGAGTAGTCTCCGTGCTCCAGCCCCTCGGCAACGTCTGCTCCAATGACGTAGGAGTGTCCACTCAGCTTCTCCTGGAAGATGTGTACTGGTCCCTCAGGCGGCCAGGCGGTTGACTCCTGGAGCACAATGGCCATAGGTCACCAGCACTTAGGCTCGAATGGCGTCTGGGGTGGGTATTCATCCCACCATGCCCCTGGTGCGTTCCAAACGTACTGACGGCAACGGGTGCTTCCACCCTCACTAGGTGGCACGCTGTAGTACTCACACTGAACAACGTCAGCGCTTCCGTAGTGCAGAGCACGGCGATACCAGAGACTCCAGCCAGGTGGCTTGATGAACTGGCAAATGTTGTAAGATTCCGTGCCTGACACGGTGTGAGCCTCAGCTGATCCTGGGGCGATAGCCACCAAACCTAGGACCATGAGAACTGACGCAATGACTCCAACGATTCGATTCTTCACTTCTTCGTTCCCTTCCCGCCCTGGTCACGCTGCTTCTCAATCTCAGCAGCCCTCTTGTCTACCTTGTCCTTGACCTCACGCTTCATGTCACGCGAAGACTTGCCTGGCTCGTACTTCTTGCTCATGC